AGAAATATCTCAACAAATGAAAAATGGCGTTAATGTTAATGGCATGGTAGATGCTGATGGTGATACATGGTATCAAGCACCTGGCAATGGCGATGTTGTTGGTTATACCAAACCCGATGGCACGCAATGTACAGTTGGTGGATGTGTAACTCCTGCTCAACAAGAAAGAATGGATGCAGAACAAGACAATGAAGAACAATATGATGAAACAGATGATGTCAATGCTGAAATAAATTCTGCTGAAACTGAAGATGAACAAGTAGAGGCTTTACGCAAAAAATATAATGGTGGTTTATCCTCTGGGGAATTACAAACTAAAACAGCAATTGAGCAAGGCTATTATGATGGAGATGATGCTGATGAAGTTTATAATAAAATAGAAGAACGTGAAGCTGAAATTGAATCAGGAAAATATGATCAATACAAAAACTAATCACGGGCAGTCATCTCTGCCCTATATGTTTTTGTTTTTCAGAGGTGATTAAAATTATAATGTACATTTCGATATTCTCTATAATGTTTTTGATAACATTTATTTGTTTACTATTTAATCTATTTAATTATTTTAGAGCTACTGACCCCTTTTTTTTTAAGCGTTCTTATATGACATGGTTCATAATTTGTTCCATATTTTCACTCTTTTGTGCTTATGCAATATTACAGTTTTGGAAGAATTAAGCTTATTTTACAAAAAAACGCCTAACTAGGTTAGATGTTGAAAGGTGGTGAATATGTTATGTGTGAAAATAATCAAAATAACCAACACAGTCAAGAAAGAGTTGAAAAGAGAAGTAATCCTTTAAACGAAGGTATCGAAAAGAAAAGTCCTTCTACAGAATTAATTAATGATATAAAAAACGATATAAAAAATGCAAAAGATAATAAGTAATTACTTTTAAATTTCTAAATATATTTCGAATATTAATTGCTTGTTTAAATCTAATAAAGAATGATGTTCGAATTTTTTGGGTATTAATTTCAAGTCAGAAACTTCAAAATCTTTTTCTTCAATTTCTAAAATATCTATACTACTTCTTTGGCTAGTATAATTTTTAACTGAACCTTCTTTGATTATGTTATTATCAAAGTCTTTTACAACAACAAATACATTTTTTTTATTGTTATTAAATAGCGCATCTCTGTTATCTATAAAACTAATTTTTTCAAGTTTTAATACTTTTCTAGTGAGATTTATTATATATCGAAAACCTATTATTAATAAGGGATTAATTAAAAATGTAAATAACAGTATAAGGGTAATAATTATAAAAATATTCAATAGATTAAAGTATGGAAGTAGAATAGCAAAGTTAGAAGGTATATTTTCGCCATGTATTTTAATATTGCAAATTATAACAATATATCCTATTAAAAAAACTTCTATAGAAAAAATAATCATTTTGAAAATATCATTTTTATTACCTTTTTCGCTAATAAAACTAGTATATATTAAATATCTATAAGGAAGATATCCTATTATTCCTGATAATAAAACTGTTATCAAAAGATTCATTTCAACACCTACTTTTTATTAAGTATATCACATTTTTTAAACTAATTTTCAGGGTAGTCCTACCTACCCTTATTATTTTTTTACCTTTCTAATTATCAAAAAAACGCCACTTTAAAAGTGACGCTTGAAACGAATTATTTAAATTGTCCGTGTGCTAACTATTTAATTTGCCCTTATTATCAAAATTATGCCCCTTTTTGCCCTTGAAAATAACATTTAAACGAAAATCATTATTTTCAAATATTAATACAAAAAAACATTACAACAAAAGTAATGTTTCTTTTAACTATCTATCTTGTTATTAGTAAAATTATAAAATGGTAATGTATATGTTGGTAAACCACTTGCACTGGTAATGTAACTTATGTGTGGTCTGCAATAAGAATACAATATAGCTGCTGCATTAATATTTAAATAGTTATCTACTTCATCAGGCTTAAAATTATCCCACTCAAAAATAGCTTCTACTTTAGTAATTATATGAAATGGGTTTACATCTTCCTTACCACCTATTTCTATTTCTATGGATACCAAAGAAGACCCTTTTAAATCATTTTCTTTGTCATAGTCTTTTTGAAACCCTTTACTAATTTCTAATTTAACTTCACTTATACCTTCAAACTTTTCTACATTGAAGTTGTCATTAACATCAAATTGTAAGTTTTTCAAATATGGTTCATTAAAGCGAATATCTTTTCTTACTTCTCCCACTATTTACACCTCTCTTATGCTGCACTTGTTGACATACCCTCAATTTTTTTTCTACCATAATTTTGGGTTTGGAACTCGTTTCTATTATGTTGAATATTATTTTTTAATTCATCAATATACTTATTATCTTCATGTGTTGTATCAATACTTATACTTTTACGTTCACTATTATAATTTAACAAATTCTTTCTATATTTTTTAATATTCTTTTCAATTTCAAAGTCTATTTTTTTTATTTGTTCTTCGTTCATTTGTTCAATTTCGTTAAATATTTCGCTAAATGCTTTATCTAAATCTCTGATATTCATATTACTCACCCTCATAACATATTTTGTATATTGCTTTTTCATCTTTAACACAATAGATAGTTTTTACTACTGAAGTCACAAAATTACTTCTATTTATTTCGTGAATTTTAACCCTTTTTCCTGCTATTATTTTTTGTTCATTCCAATCTCTGTATAATCCATGACATTTAATTACATCGAAGAAGTCACTAAATTTCTCGACTTCTTTATAAATTGTATTAATTACTAATCCTAACTCATATTCATCTTCTAAGTTGGCGAAATCAATTGCTCTTGACCCTTGTTTTTTTAACTTTTTAAAAGCTGCATTTAAACGATCTAGATGATTTTTGTCAGTTAAATCCAACAATTTTTCTAATAACAACAATACTGTCACTATTTCTCGACCTCGAACTTTATTTTGCCAATATTGCGCATTACCGTAATTATCCCAAAAATACATACCTTTCCCAAGCCAATAACCATCTTCTACGCTTTCTAAAAGAGGTACAGAACCATCTAAAAATCTATCAATATTTTCTGACATATTACTATGATAAGCTTTTGTTACCTCCTGATAACTACCCATAAATTCACCTATTTATTATTATATATAAACAACTATATTATCTGCTTATTGGTGTAACAATGTCAATACTTTTTGTAACTTTATTATACATTAAGTAAACTTTTTTAACACTTTTGACGCATTTCAATACAAATAATCGGTATAGTCTTTATAAAATTTGTCATCTTCAAATCAAAACCCACCAACACTTCTGCTGATGGGTGTATTACTAACTATCTTTTTTAAATTTTTCTTTGAATCCTTTTTTAATATCATCAATTAAGGAACTACTACCTACTAGGTTTGAAAATGTACTCATTACAAAAGTTATTATTTTACCAATTATCTCCATATAGCATTCTCCTTTACTATATGAATACCATGTTTTTGTATGATTAATCATTTTATGAGCGTATTCTATTCCTCAAATCTACCTATATCATCAATACGGAGATCTAAATTTGGATATTTCTTACTCAAGTTATCTAATTCTCATAATCTTCGCTTATATTATCAATGAATACTGGTGTTTCCCTATTCCCTTTTATACATGACTGAACGAATTGTTCATGTGGCATTATATAAACTACTTAGCCATTTTAACTACGCAGAAACGCCACAATTGGCTTTTCTAATTTAGAGAACGGATATTCTCGTTTTCAAATGCACTAATTTAGTGCGTCAGCCTTTAGATTAATTAATGTACTCATATTTTCATTTTCTAATACGGTAACTTAACGTATCAGTATTCTAAGATAGCCCTAATTTGGGGCATCCTTTTTGTTGTATTAAACCACTTCCCTATTTTAAGGTACTGCTTACGAGAGTACTTTTAAGTCCGTTTGTAACTTTATGAAATGTAAAGTTTTGACAAGTTATAAATAAAAAAAGACTGCCCCCAATGAATGCGTCACGTTGTTTGAGTTGTTTCTTTAATTCTCGTAATTCTCGAACTGTCATTTCATCTGGTGTTTTAGTTTCACCACTTGAAGTTGTATGTTCTTTGGTGCGTTCTGGTAGAGTTGTAATAAGATATAAAACGTTTGAACCTAAATTGTGGTACGTATCAGAATATGGTAGTTCTGATGAAACCTTCATAAATCTGTTAGCTGTATTCCAATCTAAATTTAAATTTTCTAACCACTTACCAAATTCTCCGTGTGCAAGATCGTTTTCTTAAACATGTTTCAATCTACGACTAATCTCAAAGATAGATTAACTTGCGATGTTCTGATAACTTTTAATTTCAGTTTCGATAGTTGATAGGTCATTGCTAAATTGTAATTCATTCAATCTTATATGCTCCTTTCGTGTATAATGTCTTATATGTATTGACTAATCACCTTAAATTAATAAAAGCTACCTCTTAAGATAGCTTTTCCAATAAATTATTAAACATTTGCCCTATTCTACCTGCAGTCACATTAAATATATCGCCTATTTCTTTATATGAATAGCCTTCGGTTAACAATATAAATAAAAAATACTCTTTGTCTGTTCCTACTCGCTCAACAATGTTCTCTAGTTCATTATAAAAGATAACTTCTTCGATATTATTTTCATCAAATAGATTAGTTTCTTCTTGATTGTTAATTTCAAAGAAATCATCTAAATTATCATTATTATCACTCACTTCATCATTTT